AGGCAGCCTGGGCGGAATACCGACAGGCGCTTAGGGATTTACCAGATTCATACGATGGAAGTGATATTGATTGGCCTATACAGCCAAACGTCTAAACGTGTGTTAAAATTAATTAAACTTCGAAGGTGATTAACAATGTCAAAAATCAGTGAATTGTCAGATGGCGGAGTCATTCAGGGTGGCGATACTCTGATTGCGGTTCGTTCAGGTGGTAACGTCAAAGTGACTTATGGCGGGTCTACGACTGCGAATATAGATGGCGGCACAATAGACGGCACAGTCATTGGTGGTTCTACTGCGGCGGCTGGGACTTTTACGACTGGTCAGTTTAATACAAGCCTTAACGTAGATGGCACAGTCACGGCTGATGGGTTGACTGTTGATGGTGTTGGTAGTTTCTCTGGCAACCTCACCGTGAATAATGGGTTATCTTCTCCAGCAGTTTTGCGGGTGCAGAACTCAGAGGGTTACGGCGAAATAAACGTAGACAGCAATATCGTTAGATGGACAGGGGACACCCATCTGTTTCGGACGACAGGTCTTACCAGTCTAATGAACCTTGCATCCAACGGCGACATCTCATTCTACGAAGACACGGGCACGACTGCAAAGTTCTTCTGGGACGCTTCTGCGGAAACAGTGAGCATTGGAGCGTCTGCTTCTACAGGCGATCCTCTATTTCTTCTTCATAATGAAGCTACTGTTTTATCTACACATATTGCTTCTAATGGCTCTTTGCAAGGGAAAGGCTCATTAATTTATGTACGCAATGACTCATCAACTACTGGAGCTTTTGCAGGATTAGAGTTTAATACCACTCGCTCTGGTGGAACTGAGCAAAGAGCTTTTATTGTCGCTAATGCAGAGGCTACGGGGTATGCGCCCAGTATTGTTTTTGGGCAAAGAACTGCGGCAGGGGCAATGTCAGAACGCGCACGCATAGACACCTCAGGCAGCTTGCTGGTGGGGAAGACTGCCATTAATGACGGCGTTGCTGGACATGAATTTTTCCCTGCTGGTTATGCAAGAATCACCAGAAGTGGTGATGCGTCTCTCTATCTCAATCGCTTATCAACAGACGGAGATATTGCAGTATTCCGCAAAGACGGCACAACAGTGGGGAGTATTGGTGTTGCTAGTGAATATCTTTACATTAATGGTACTCGCTCAACAGATGCAGGATTAATGCTGGGGTCTCAAACTGTCGCACCAGCAAGCAGTTCAGGAGCTAATAGAAATAACGAAATAGATTTAGGTTTTTCAGGGAACGCGTTTAGAGACCTCTACCTATCAGGCGGTGTATACCTCGGCGGTACTGGTGCGGCTAATAAGCTAGATGACTATGAGGAGGGGACTTGGACTCCAGTTGTTTCTCAAGGTGCCTCTAGCGTAACTTATGATACGCAACAAGGAACCTATACAAAAATAGGCCGCTTTGTTCGTCTTGGCTTTGAATTAAAGTTTACGGCTTTTACTGGCAGCGTCAGCAATTTCCATATCGGTGGCTTCCCAGTTAACTCTAGCTCAAGCGTTTCAAACAGAGGCGAAGGTACACTATTGATAGACAATCTAAATACCGCTGTTGATAATCCTGTTTTGCAGGTAAACGTAGGCACCGATGATTCTGTTTTGATACTTGCAAATGGTAGCACTGGCGCTCATGGCGGGGTACCTGGAACATACATTAGTGCCTCAACAGTGATTCGCGGAACAATTACCTACATTACAGACTAATTACCTCACTCGGACGATTGAGACGGACAACAAAGGAGCAACACAATGGCATTAGAAAAAGTAGTAACTCAAGACAAGATTGAAATCGTAGGCGAGTACAAAGCTGTACAAGTACGCACCTGCACCAAAGTCATGGAAGATGGCGTAGAGCTATCCTCTGGTTATCACAGGCACGTTATTATGGCGGGAGATGACTACAGCAACGAGTCAGCAGAAGTACAAGCTATCTGTGCGGCTGTGCATACCCCTGAAGTCATAGCGGCTTATCAAGCATCACAGGAGACCGTGTAATGACAATCTGGACTGTACCATTAACTGAATACACCAATGACGCTGACAAAGGTATTGTTGTCTGTCACTGGCGCGCAACTCTAACTGACGGAGACTACTCAGCCTCTTCATACGGCACTGCCGGATTCACACCTGATCCTGCCGCACCTGACTTTGTACCGTTTGAGTCACTGACGGAAGCTGACGTACTACAGTGGGTCTATGAGTCTGTAGATAAAGACGCTACTGAAGCGGCTCTGGCGGCTAACATTGAAGATCAGAAAGCGCCACAGACGATGGCAGGAGTGCCTTGGCAGTGATTACGATTAACGGCGTAGAGTACAACCCAGAAGATTTGAGCGATGAGGTCAAGTACATGGTCGCTCAGGTCAAAGACATTGATGATAAGCTCGGACACTTACGCTTTCAGGTCGATCAGTTAAGCGCGGCTAAAATCGCATTTTCTGACGCTATCGTGAAAGGTGTTACCGATGTTCAAGAAAGCACTGAAGTCTAAAACGGTACAGTACGGCATCGCAATCGCGGTGCTATCTGTCTTGCAGGGCTTTGTTGGCTTTATCCCTTCTCCGTGGGTGCAAGCCATCATTGGCTGTAGTATTGCAAGCGGAATTGTTATACTTAGATTCATTACTACGCAACCTTTAAGCGAGAAATGACGCTATGGCTATTGACTGGAATAAAGTAATCTCCGCAGAAGTTCTAACCACTAGCTGTGCGCTTATTTTCGCAGGTGGCGTGGCTTATGCGACTCTAGCCAATGGTCAAGAAACAGCAGATTTACAAATTAAGCAGCTTCAAGAACGCCAGACCGCAATGCAGGCATCAATATCCGATATCCAGAAAGACACAGCCGTTTTAAACTCAGACCAAAAGCATATTCTTAAAATGGTCGAGGAGCAGAGGCAGGATATCCGTCAGATACTCAAGCTGATACAAGAAGGCAAGGCGGAAAAATGAGCTACGAATTCGACACGAATGAAACTATCAGCCCTATGCTTGATATCGCTAGGGGCTACTACAAAGAGCTTAGACCTATTCAATTATTCGGCTTTAACAGAACCATTGGGACGAGCTTTGAGAGTATTTTTAACAACGGCGGCGGCATTTATCCCTTCTTATCTACCGCATCAACGCTAACTTGTGTCAGTAGTTCAGCGAGCGACACCACAGGGCTTTATATAGAGGGCTTAGACGCAGATTATCACCCAATCAGTGAAACCATAACCCTAACGGGTACAAGCGCTGTAACGACCTCTCAGGCGTTCCTACGCATTAACAGAGCTAGAATGGCAACGACTACAAATGTCGGCAACATTTCGGTTACTGTCTCGACTGATACCCTTGCTTACATCGAAGCGGGCATGGGGGCGCACCAAGCTATCGTCTACACTGTCCCGGCTGATAGTAAATTATTTATAAGCAGCGTCTCGTTTGCCTCTGGTACTGTTAACCCAAATAAGTATTTAACAGGCATTGCGCGAATAGTTAACGGAACTCTTACGCAGAAGTTTTGGGAGTCCACTTGGGCGGTAGGTTTTCTACAGTTTGATATCAAAGTGCCTTTCATCGTTCCTGAGAAAACCGATTTCGAGTTTCAGGTCAAGTCATCGTCTGGTGAGAACGAAGTTGATTGCTATCTAGCTGGCTTTTTAGAGACTGACGGCTGGTTAGTTGATGAGATAAACAGGGTCTGGGAAAGGTGATTGCAGAGCTTGCCGCGTTCAATGCCGCCTTTGGTGTTGTTAAAGAGTTCGTAGCGAACGGCAAAGACCTGTCTGATTGTTTTAGTGTGATCGGTCAGATGACCACAGCCAAAGAAGACCTTAAGTTACGGCAAGCAAAGAAGAATGGCTTTACGAGTGATGCTGAGGAGTTCGCTGCACTTGAGCAGATCAAACAAGCCGAAGACGAACTCAGAGAAATGATGCAGTATTACGGTCGTGCAGGTCTATGGGATGACTTTGTAAAGTTCCAAGCCGAAGCCAGAAAGGAACGACTTTTAGAGCGTAACGAGAGAATTAAGAAGATCAATCAACGCTGGCAGTATGCAAGTATTATCGTTGCTGGCTGTCTTGGACTTATTGGCTCTTACGCAATCTTCGTGATAGCCAGTGCAGCACTAGGGGGTTGATATGTGGCAGTTATTGATAGGCTCAGCAACTGAACTAATTGGTGGACACTTCAAGCGTAAATCTGAAGAGAAACAGGCACAACATGAGCGCAAGTTAGAAGTGATAAAACACGAAGCCAACTGGGACAACATCCAAGCTACTAATGCTGGTAGCTCGTGGAAGGATGAGTGGTTTACTGTGTTGTTCTCTGTGCCGTTAGTTATGGCTTTTGTGCCAGAAGCTGTCCCTGTTGTTCAGGAGGGTTTTAGAGTTTTGGAAGAGATGCCTGAGTTTTACAAAGCATTCTTAGGTGCTGCTGTTGCAGCCTCCTTTGGTATAAGAGCACTGAGTAAGTGGGGTAATAAATAATGCCACGCGTTGTTAACGGCTTGTTTGCTGACTACCTAGAGCCTACAGGTATTGCTGATCCTAGAACTCAGTTGTTGACTGGAGGTACTCAGGAGCCTGTTGTACAACCAAGAACACAACCAACAACACAGCCCTTGACAAAACCTGCACCTACATATGAGCAACAGCCTCTTACAAAGACACTTGAGGGCGGCTTTACTAAAGAGCCTATGGTAGCGGAGACTAAGACGCATACAAAGTCAGAGCCTCCTGTTCAGACTGTTGATCCTAATGCATCACGTACTTCACCAAGGGGCTTGTTAGACGCTGCTGAGTCTTTTGAATCTGTTACTGCAGATCCTGTAGATAAAAAATACACAGGTGACAACAGGCCTATCTACATTAAAGAACGCACTGACATTACTGCAGATCAGTACAACCAGTTCTTGTCAGAGTTTGACGATGCTGTAGCACAGTCTAGTCTTGATTATCGTCAGGCTGTGTTGCGTCAAAGAATTGACCAAGAAGCTACTGGTACTGTTTACGATCCAAACTCTCAAGTACTTCAAAACCAAGCTTTACAACAACAGTTGTTTCAGTCAGCTGTTAAAGATGTCGCTACTAAGTACGGAGTACCTCTCACGTACACAACCAAAGGCGGTGAGCGTTGGGAGCTAAACAACAACGGTAAGTATACTCGTGCTACATCTGTTGGCGGCTTAAGTGACTATATGCCTGCTTTGATCAAAGGCGGTATCTTAGCAGCTGCTACTTTTGGATTGACTTCTTTCTTAACAGCTCCTGTTGCAGGCTCTCAAGCAGCGGCGACAGCAGCGGCAGCGGGTAACACAGCTACTGGATTAGGTCTCTCTAAAGCTACTGCTGATGTTATTGTGGCTGGTTTACAAGCAGCAGCTACTGGCGGTAATGCTGAAGATGTTATTAAAAGCATGATAACTCAAGGCATAACAAACGAAGCTCTTGACTTTATTGCTACAAACACAGACTTTCAACAGACTCTGAATGATTTAGGCGCTCAAGTTGGCATTGGAGACCAAGTAAGTACTTCAGGTGAGTGGACTTCTTTACCTGATGGTACTGAAGTATTGACAGAAACTTTAGAGACACGTGGAAACTTAGGGGATACCTTAGCTAAAGTTGCTGATGGTATTATGAACCCTTCAGCTTTTGTTCCTTCATCCACTGAGTCTTCTAACATTATTTTAAACCTAGCAGGTGAAGTAGCTAGTCAGCCAGAGTTAGTTAGAGAAGCAACAACAGTAACAACTAACTTAATTGACATAGCGCGTAATGTTTATGACATTTCTCAACAAGAAACTGACCCGTCTACTAAGCCCGTTGTGGATATTAAGGCTGATCCTAATCAGACTGATCCTATTAAGATTGATGATACAGGCGCTACTACAGAAGTTACTATAGGTCTTCCTGTTGTAGAGCAGGTTATAGAACAGGATACTGGCGGTGGCGGCGGTGGTAGTACAGATACTACAGAGGCTACTACAGAGGCTACTACAGAGGCTACTACAGAGGCTACTACAGAGGCTACTACAGAGGCTACTACAGCTTCAGCAGGAACGTCAGCACCTGTTGTAGGTGGTCAAGACTATGTAGTTTCAAGTACTGATGTTTATGGTAATATGTCTACTGATAGTGTTATAGCTAGACAAGTACATGAAGCCATTATCAACGAAACAGATCCCAACGTTAAGGGTAATTTAATTAATGAGTGGGAGAAATATACAGGGACTACTTGGGATTCTTCTTATCAAAACGAAGACCCCTTTGAAGGTTATGTACGTCCTGCACCTCCAGAGCCTGTAGGCTATACTATAGATACTCTTGAAGGTGGTATTGTTCCTATTTATGATTACCCAGAAGACGGTACTGTTGTTTTTGATACACCTGAAGAAGCAACAGAAGCTTTACAGGAAGAACAAGAAACTTCAACAGGTGATTTATTAGGTGTCCTTGCTGAAGTATTTCCTGATACTACTGCACCTGTAATACCTAAAACACCTACAACTTTTGTAGAAAAACCAACTACAGAACCTACAGGAACTTCAACACCTACTAAACCTGTAGAGCCTCCTAAAGGTACTGTTGTGTCTAAAGAGCCTACAACAGGTGACTATAAACCTGTAGTTAAACCTACAGAAACTAAAGAACCTACACTTCCAGATGAAACAGGGGGTTATGGTACTGGTACTGTAGTACCTAAAGAGCCTACAACAGGTGACTATAAACCTGTAGTTAAACCTACAGAAACTAAAGAACCTACTAAATCAGAACCGCCTCCAACGCCTCCTACGGTTAAACCAACACCTGATACAGTAGAGAGTAAAACAACTACGGAGCCTACAGTAACAGAACCTACGTTACCAGATGAGACAGGCGGTTATGGTACTGGAGATACTACAGATACTGAAGACACTATAGACACTATAGACACTATAGACACTATAGACACTATAGACACTATAGACACTACAGATACTACAGATACTACAGATACTACAGATACTACAGATACTACAGATACTGGAGACACTACAGATACTACAGATACTGGAGACACTACAGATACTACAGATACTGGAGACACTACAGATACTGGAGATACTGGAGACACTACAGATACTGGAGATACTGGAGACGGTACAGATACTGGAGATACTGGAGACGGTACAGGAACTGGAGATACTGGAGACGGTACAGGAACTGGGGACGGTGCTGGAGATGGAGAAGGTGATGGAGAGGGCACTGGAGAGGGGACAGGCACTGGAGATGGTACTGGTGACGGAGAAGGCGATGGAGAAGGCGATGGAGAAGGTGATGGCACTGGATCAGGCAGGGGTATGTTAACTGGAGGCGGTAAATCTGAACCCTTTACTCCACAGTCTTTTATGGCTTCAATATCGTATGCTCCAGAATTACTAACGCCTTATATGCCACAAAACTCAAGAGACTACTTAGCTGAATTACTAGCGAGATTGCAGAAATGACATACTTAGAAATAGTTAATAAGGTTTTGCGTAGATTACGTGAGGATACTGTTTCTACAGTCTCACAGAATACTTACTCAGCTCTTGTAGGTGAGTTTGTCAATGATGCTAAGCGCCTTGTTGAGGATGCTTGGGACTGGTCAGCCCTACGTACTACACTGACTGTTACAACAACACCTGACATTTTTAACTACTCTTTAACTGGTAGTGGTAATCGTATGGAGTTGTTGGATGTTGTTAATGACACATCAAACTTCTTCATGAAGTACAGAGACTCACATTGGTTTAACAAAACATTCCTTGTTGATGAACCCGCTACAGGGTCTCCAATGTACTACGGCTTCAACGGTGTTGATGTTAATGGAGACACTGCGGTTGACCTGTCACCAATCCCTGACGCTGCTTATTCTCTTAGATTTAACTGTATCCTAAGAACCCCTGAGCTGTCAGCAGACACGGATGAAGTAGGTATACCAACTCTTCCTATCATTCACATGGCTGTTGCGCTTGCTGTAGCAGAGCGTGGAGAATCTGGAGGACAGAGTGCTGCAGAGTTGTTATTAATTGCAGACAAAATGCTTAGTGACGCTATTGCTTTAGACGGCTACAAACACCCTGAAGAACTTGTGTACAGGGCGGTATAACTATGCCACAACAACTACAAAATCTCAGTATAGCTGCACCAGCATTCAAAGGGTTAAATACGCAAGACTCACCTCTTATGTCAGACCCTTCGTTTGCTGCTGTTGCTGACAACTGTGTCATTGACCAGTACGGTAGGATAGGTGCGCGTAAGGGCTTTGATGTTATTACTACAGATGCTACCCCCCTAGGTTCTGCAGAGATTGTAGCGATGGGGTACTTTGAAGACGCTGATGGTAACGAAGAGATATTCTCTGCTGCTAACAATAAGATCTTTAGCGGTACTACAACGCTAACTGACATAACGCCAGCAGCCTACACCATCACCGAAGATGACTGGAAGATGGTAGCGTTTAATAATAAAATGTACTTCTTTCAACGAGACTATGAGCCTTTAGTGTACGATGACACTAATGGTTTAGTCACTATGACAGCGCATCCAAACTCTGTAGGTACTCCTCCAGAAGCTAACGAAGTTATAGGTGCATATGGCAGACTGTGGTGTGCTGATACAATAGGCGATAAACAGACTGTTTACTGGTCAGATTTGTTAATTGGCGAAGCATGGTCTGGTGGCACTAGTGGGTCTATTAACATCTCTAAAGTATGGCCTGATGGTTATGATGAGATTGTAGCGTTAGCTGCATATAACAGCTTTTTAATTATCTTTGGTCGTAACTCTACAGTAGTTTACAGTGGCGCTGAGTCTCCAGCAACAATGCAGTTATCTGACACTATAGGCGGTCTTGGTTGTATAGAGCGTGACAGTGTTCAGTACACTGGTAGTGATTTGTTGTTCTTGTCGCACATTGGCTTACACAGCTTTGGACGTACAATACAAGAAAAGTCAATGCCTACTAGAGACATTAGCAAGAACGTGCGTAATGACTTCATGGACTTAGTAACAGGCAACACAGCAGGAGTTAAGTCTGTGTTCTCGCCAGAGAATGCTTTCTACTTAATTACACTACCTACCGAAGACATTACATTCTGCTTTGACATGAGAGGTGCATTGGAGGATGGTAGTCACAGAGTGACACGCTGGACAGCTTCGCCGTTTACCTGCTTTGCACGTAAGTCTGATGGTACGTTGTTGGCTGGCAACATCAACGGCGTTGGTGAGTACAGTGGTTATACAGACAATGATGAAACTTATCAGCTACGTTACTTTAGCAACCCGTTGTCCTTTGGCGATGCCTCGCGTATTAAAATGCTAAAGAAGATTATACCTACAGTTATTGCTGGTAGTGCTACGCTTGTGAAGCTCAAATGGGGATATGACTTTTCTCAGTCCTACTCAACGGACTTTTTACAGCTACCAACGATTGTACCAGCAGAGTACAACATAGGTGAATACAACATAGCGGAATACTCTTCAACTAACGAAGAGATTCTAAAGAAAGCAATCAACACCACAGGTAACGGAACTTTGGTTACTGTCGGTGTGGAAGTAGACGTAAATGGACAACCATTCTCTCTTCAGGAGTTTAACATTCAAGCATTACTTGGAAGGATGATCTAATGAGTAACTACACAAAACTGGTCAACTTCGCA